CCACTGGTTCCACTGGTTCCACTGGTTCCACTGGTTCCACTGGTTCCACTGGTTCCACTGGTTCCACTGGTTCCACTGGTTCCACTGGTTCCACTGGTTCCACTGGTTCCACTGGTTCCACTGGTTCCACTGGTTCAACTGGTTCAACTGGTTCAACTGGTTCAACTGGTTCAACTGGTTCATTACATTCTTCACATCCTTCACCTTCATTACTTGGGTCTCCATTTGGCATACTCATTTTATATGCTTTTTCAACAAGGGGCATTAAAATAACTTCTACTTCTTTATATTTATCTTCATAATCTTGTGCCTTCTTATTATTAGATTCTTCAATCCATTTAATAGTTTCATTAACTGTAGTTTCTACGGTAACTAAATCAGTACCAAGAGCTTCTTTAAGTTTAGCTTCACCTAAAATAGATGATTTAATATTATACACATAACTTTCTAGTTTATTTTTAGCTTCAATACATTGAACAGCTGCATCATCTTCTTCTTTGTATTTTTCTGCTTCTTTAATCATTCTTTCAACTTCTTCTTTACTGAGTTTATTAGAACTATTAGTAATTGTAATTTTTTCAGATTTACCAGTGCTCTTTTCAAGAGCGGAGACTTGGAGAATACCATTTGCATCAACTTCATAAGTGATTTCAATTTGAGGCACTCCACGAGGCATAGAAGGAAGTTCAGTTAATTGGAATTTACCAAGTAAGTTACAATCAGCGGTCCTACGACGTTCTCCTTCATAAACACAAATAGTTACACCTGGTTGATTATCAGATGCAGTTGAAAATGTTTGAGTTTTCTTATTTGGAATTGTAGTTCCTCGAGGAATGATAACTGTCATAATAGATCCAGCCGTTTCTACACCAAGTGACAAAGGATTAACATCTAATAAAAGAATACCATCCGTTTTATCATCAGAATTACCCGAAAGAATAGCGGCTTGAACTGCTGCACCATATGCTACGGCTTCATCTGCATTAATACTTTGACATAGTTCTTTACCATTAAAAAAAGAACTTAACATTTCTCGTATTTTAGGAATACGAGTAGAACCACCTACAAGTACAATTTCATTAATATCACCTTTAGATAATTGAGCATCCTTTAATACTTGTTCAACTGGTGCCATAGTACGATTAAAAATATCCATACAAAAGCTTTCAAATTTGGCACGTGTTAATATAACACTAAAATCAATACCATCATTAAGAGATTCTATTTCAATATTGGCTATAGTAGAAGATGATAAAGTTCTTTTTGCGTGTTCTGCAGCTACAGCTAAACGTCTAATTGCTTTTTTATTATCAGAAAGGTCTATTTTATGTTTCATTTTAAATTCTTTAATTAAATATTCAATAATTCGTTGGTCAAAATCAGACCCACCAAGATGTGTATCACCACCAGTTGCTTTTACTTCGAATATACCATCATCAATATTAAGTAATGATACATCATGAGTACCACCACCACAATCAAAAATTAGTATATTTTTGCTTTCGGATTCTTTCTTTTCTAAACCATATGCTATTGCAGCTGCAGTTGGTTCATTAATTACACGAAGAACATTTAAACCTGCAATAATTCCAGCATCTTTTGTTGCTTGACGTTGTGCATCATTAAAGTAAGCAGGAACAGTAATAACTGCATCAGTAACTTCTTTTCCTATATAATTTTCTGCGATATTTTTTAATTTAGTTAATATAATTGCAGAAATTTCTTCTGGTGTAAATTGTTTAATTTCGCCCTTAAATTCAATTTCAACTTTAGGTTTACCATTTACATCAATAACTTTATAAGGTAAAAGCTTAAGGTCCTTTTGAAGAATTGGATCATTAAATTCACGACCAATCATACGTTTAATTTCATAAATAGTATTATTTATATTTTGTCCAGATATATTTTTTGCTGCATCACCAACAAGACGTTCATCAGTAAAAGTTACCCACGATGGAGTTGTTCTATTACCTTGATCATTAGCAATAATTTCTACATTACCATTTTGATAAATACCAACACAAGAATAAGTTGTACCCAAATCAATACCAATAGCTACCTTAGACATTAAAATATATAGTTAGTCAAGTCTTTAAATTAATTTTAAAAAAATATAAGTTTTAAATTAATTATTATTTAATTAAATAACCATTTCTTTAGCTTTAGTTTTATTTTTGGGTAAAATTTCGTTAATTATAGTAGCATCATCTTTAAAATTAATTACAACATCTTTATTATAATTTTTTTTATAAATTTCTTCTTCAATAGAATTTTCAATAAGAATTCGTATTACAGTAACTTTATTTTTTTGACCAACACGGCAAGCACGTCCAATTGCTTGACTTTCTATTGCAATACATTCTTCACTAGAAGCATTAATAGGTTCAATAAAAATAATATGTGTAGCTTCTGTTAAATTAGTTCCAGATGCTGAATTTTTAAGTGATAACATAATAACTTTATTTTCTTGACCTTCTGTATTTTTTCCTGCTTTAAATTTATTAATAGCATTATTTCTACACCAAACATTACCTTTTACGAAAGAATTTTCAATACCATTTTCAGATAGAGTTTTACCAATTAAATATAACATATCATCCCATTGTGAAAAGATAATAATACGTGAATTTGGTTGGGTAACTAGTGTTCTAATAACAGATATAGCTTTACCTAATTTAGAACCATATTTTGTAATTAATGGATTAGATTCTTCTGTTTTATTATCTTTTTTATTAACAACTAATAATTCTTTTCCAGTTAAATTAGCTTTACATATAGGACATACCTTTTTATTAGAAAGACATAATTTTAAACAATCATAGCAGAAAATATGACCACAACTAGTTAAAGTTGGATTTTCTATTGCATCCATACAAATGGAACAATTTTCATCTTCTTCAATAGGTTTGTCTTTCATTTTAGTAAGAATATTGTATAGATAATGTGATTCATTCATAGAAGATTCATAATTTTTTTTAAGCATAAAATATTCTGTTTTAGTTTTATCTAATAAACTTAATTTATTTTTATATGTTTCATAATTTTTATGATGATATTCTATTAATTTATCTTGCATTGTTGATAAATCTACTTCAATATCACCAAAGATTTTTTTTGTTGATTCAATAACCATTGGATGACAACATAGTTGTTGAAGATAATTACAATTTACTTTACCTTTTTTTGCTTCATATAATTGTTTTTCAAGTTCAGTAAATTTGACCCAAATTAATTTTTCTTCAAATCCTGGAATTTTGATTTCATTTTCAACATCTATTTTACGATGTCTAATACATATTTTAGAAAGAATATTATTCCAAAAATATTCTTTAGTCATAAAATTAAATAATTCATGATTTTGTATATTTCTTGTATTTGTAAAATCTTTTGAATAATCAAAATTGAGTTGTCTTTCTTTTTCATCAAATTGTAGCTTAATAAAATTTGCTGAATTTTTAACACCAACAAAATTTATAAATGGGGTACCTGAAATATACCAAAAATAATTAGAATCCATGGAGCTTACCCAATCAGACATATATCGTGATAGAGAACCATTACCTAACATTTCACCAAAAATTTCATGTCCTTCATCAAGAATAATTCTTTGAAAAAAGAAAAATTCAAAAATCGGTGTTTGAAGAGAAAGTAATTGAGCTTGATCATTTAATAATGATTCTAGCTTACTTTTTAGAAAAATACAACGATCTTGTGAAGAATAAGTACTTGGAGTAACATATTTATAATGTAAAGTTGGATAATATTTAAAATTCATTAAAAATTGGTGAGATGTTATAATTATATCTGCATTTTGAATATTAGATACCGTTAATTTTTCCATATCTTTTTTAGTTACTATTGAAAAAATATTAAAATCAGGATTACACCGTTTTATTTCTGTTTCCCATTGTTTAATTAAATGAGATGGACAAAGAACCAAAGTGGCTTTAGTAAAAAGTTTATTCATTTGGTAATTATTAGAATACTTAACAGCAGGATGATTTTTAGGTGCTGGATTAGTAGCAATTAAAGCGATAGAAGTAATTGTTTTACCTAAACCCATTTCATCGGATAATATACCACCTTGAATATTAATATTTATATATTTATCTTGTATTACTTTTTCATTAGAAATTGGATCATATAAATATTCTTGATTACCCAAAATAATAGGAACTGTATATTTAATCGCAAAATTAATTTCTTTTTTTTCTATTTTTATCATTTTAGAAAGTGAATGTTTTTGATATTCATATAATTTAATTTTAAAATTATTTGGAGGTTCAATAGGATTATCATATGGAATAAAACTTTTTAATGAAAAATCAGTTTTATTAAAATTTGGTAATTTATCATAAATTTCAGAAAAAAAACTATTGAATGCTATAGATGTATTTAAATATTCATTAATTATTTCATTATTTAGATATATTTTTATAAGAATAGGAAAACTATATATAATTCCTCTAATTATACAAGGTTTAATCTCATACATAATTTTCCAAATAGGAGAATTATTTTTAATTTCTAAAAACAAATATAACTCATTATTTGTACGTGGTATGTAATAATTATAATGTAAATGTTCATTTTGTTTTACTTTATAAATTATTTTTTTCCTATCAGATGATTTAATTGAAATAATTTCAAAATCTGAAATAGGATGATTTTCTTCTAAATCTATATTAATTATTGTTTCATGAAATAAAGACATTATATATATAATATTTATAATAAAAAAATAAATTTATCAATTTTTTATAAATATTTAATAATCATCTTAATATAAATGATTATGTGTTTATTTTAGTATGTTGATAGTGTTTACTTATGGAGTGACTGGGCACCGACGCCATCGCACTCGATGATTCGATGAGCTGTTCCTTGGAGAAGCTCGCCAACATGAAAACGGGCACCTGTCATCATTGCGGCAAAGTGGATGACTGTCTCGAGGTGATGTGAAGTTACCACTATCCATACTTTTCGGAAATCTTATTTTATCAGGTAATTGTTCTATGTTAAACCACTGACCATTTATTGTTTCATTATTTTTTTTAAAAATAATATTAGGTTTATCAAACGTTTTTATCAAATAATATAAAAGAATTTTAGTATGTGTCTTATATATATATTTTTTAATAACTGGTTTATTATTATTATCTAAAATATTACATATCCATTCATCTAAAAGAAAACCACCTGTTTCTTCTTTAAATTCTCTAAAACTAACTGGTTTATTATTATTATCTAAAATATTACATATCCATTCATCTAAAAGAAAACCACCTGTTTCTTCTTTAAATTCTCTAAAACTAGCTGTTTTATAATCTTCACCTTTATTTATTCCACCACCTGGTAAATTCCATTGACCGTTATTTTCTTGCACTAAATAAACAGTATCTTTAAAAAATAGAGCTGATACAACGTTCTTAATACCTCCACCAATTTGATTTTTTAAATTAGTATATTTATTTTTATATTTTAAATATAAATTTTTATTATCCATATATAAATTATACTATAATAAATTTTAATATATATATATATATGATATTAATATTAAGAGGTCATATTCGTGAGTCATTTAATACAAAAGACTTGTATAATTTTGTAAAAGAATTGTATACTATATTTCCTAATTTAAATATATATATTCATACATGGAATATATTTGCAAATAATATAAGTTGGAGAAATATAGAAATAAATAATAATATTGTAGAATTATCAACTATTTTTAATTATTTTGATGATTTAAAAATATTAATAAAAAAAATAATAATAGATGATGATACTAAAATAAAATTAATAGGTAATTTAAATGGAAATGTTGCATTAAGTAAAATGCCTTTAAAAGGTTGGAAAAATTATTGGTATGGAAAATATAGTATAATAAATTATATTTATAATACAGATATAGATAAAAATAAATTTGTAATAAATACTAGATTTGATTTATTTTGTAATAGTAATAATTTTAATAATATACAAATAATAAATTTTATAAAAAATAATAATAAAAATGTATTTATAAAAAATAAATTTTTAGTTGACAAAAATTGTGCTGGTGTAGATAATATATATATAGGTAATATAAATACAATGTATACATTAATACATAAATTTTATTATGAATTAGATAATATATTAACTATTTATAATAAAATAAGAGGTCAAGAGTATTTAGTATATCAATTAAACGATAATCCAATTATTAATAAAGTAGAATTTCAATTAAACGATAATCCGATTACTACTAAAATACCATATAATAAAGCATTATTACTAAAACAAAGTTATATGAAACGATTATATAAAAAATATTAATTATTTAGATTACTTAACAATATTATTTCTTTAATAAATAGTATCATGCAACAAATTAGTCTCAATCTAGTTGCTTACACTAAACATAAACCAACATTATAAAAGGTGTGAATACTACGCATATGTTTAATAGTTTGATTACACATGCATAAAAGACATCGTCCGCATTTTTTATAATAAAGTAAAAATAATAGACTTTTTATTCAAAACAAACATCTTTTGTTATTCTACCAGATACAAAGTATTTCATTTGAAAATATAATAAAGATGAAATTATTGCTAAAGATCTATTTTGTGTTGCCATATTAGCTACACCTGAATATAAAAAAAATTGTATTATTGGTAGTTTAATAAAATCAGATTGTATTGTTCCTGTTTTAACACCAATATCTTGTGCGGCTACTTGAATGAGACAATAACCACCCATTAAATTAAAAAATGTATTTATCATTTCATTTGAAATATATTTAGTAATACCTAAACTTTCCATTGAAAAACTATTATAATTTAAATCTAAATATAATATAATAACTATAGGTATTAATGAAATAAATAATTTTATAAAATCTTTTAATTTATTATATTTAATGTTATTATAAAAATATTTATCTAAAATTTCATTAATTTTTTTATAATATGTATAAGAAAGTATAAGTGTACCACGACACGTGAGGTTGATGGGGTTAATCGTACGATCGAGTAGACTAGCACGCACGCGTAGCTCACCCAAGTCAGGTACAAAGGCACGCTGCTTGAGCGGAAGTTCTAAGCATACTCCCATACGCTTGAGAAGTGGAGCGAGGATGAGCTGTGTATGAGCTACTGGTGGTGCGAAGTTTCCATCAGTGGCGCCGATAAGAACAAGCTCTGTAGAGCCATCCGTACAGAAGAGTAACGGTGGCAATACCGCTTGCAGTATCAGCGTTGTTGCTCCTGATGTAGTTGACTTTGCATACAGCTCTGTTGGAAACGGAACTGATTTATCTTCTACAGATAAAGTTTGAGCGACTACTTCTTGTGAACCTAGCACGTCACCAGATAGTGAACGACTGCTAAGGATGGCACAAAGACGGGCACCTGCGAGATGCTGGTTTGCGAGACCAGGCTTGGAACGACCAGCTCGAATGGAGTGAATGCATACTGGTAAGTTGGATAGAAAAGATAAGGATAAGACGCTACGAAGAACTTGACCACCACCTTCGAGTGTCGCACCATCGATTGTGATCTCAGAAAGCAATGATGCCATTTTTACTAGTTGTTGTTGTTGTTATTAAACGTAAAATTTTCAATTTTTTAATTTTATTAGAAGAAAAGTAATAATTCACTTTATATAATTTGTAATAAAAAAATATTAATTTTATAAAATTTTAGATTATTAATCAGATGAATATTCCAATATCCATTGTTTTACTATATCTATAAATGTATTACAAATGGTTCTTTTATTTATTTCAGTTGTATATGCTGTAATTATTTCAGGTAGATTTAACAGACTCATTGGTGTTTGTGTTGAAGTTATAAATATCATCACTGCATTTTTTGCTATTTCTGCTTCATTTGTTTTATTTTTCCATGTTACCATCAAGTCTGTTAGTTTACTAACTACTATTTCTGCATTTTTATTTGTTTTATCCATAGCAGCTATCATTACTGCAATTGTTATAGTTTTCTCAACCATATTTATTATGGTTAATTCTGCAGCTTCTATCGATGTCAAAAATGCCCTGTTAATTACTACATACGATATTTCAAACATCATTATTTTATGTAATATCGTATATTTATTTTCTAATTGATCAGTAGCCGCAAGTTCCGCTTTCATTTTATCTATTGCTAGTGTTATCTGCGTAATATTTTGTATAGCAAAATCAATCTGATTAGAACGTGTTTCTATCAAGGTCATTTGTGTTTTTATTTCTAATATTGCATCTTTTATAAATATATCATCTTGATTAATTGCTTTTGATATTGTATGCTGATTAATAGCTTCTGATATTGTATGCTGATTAATAGCTTCTGATATTGTATGCTGATTAATAGCTTCTGATATTGTATGCTGATTAATAGCTTTATCTATAGCTTCATGTTTAATTACTTTTTCTATAGTTTCTTCTATAAATATTGGATCTTGATTCATTACTTCTTGTGAATTATTATCTCCATGCGCCCAATTTAACAACTCGTTAAATAATTCTGTTTCATTAATAACAGTAATATATGACATCATTTAATAATATTACATTTATAACAAAAAAATATATTTTCAATTTTTTATAAACTACTTAAATCAGCAATCCATAAATCTTTATTACTTTTATTTTTTAGGTCTTTAATTTCTTTTTTTATTTTAACACTATCATTAATATATTTTTCTAAATTTAATTTATTTATTTTTCTAAATGGTATATTTAAAAGATAATCATAACTATTATCTTTTTGTTTTAATCCATTCTCTTTAAAATATTTAATTAATTCGTCTTCTTCTTTATTAAATATTGTTCCTTTATCATTTATAACTAGTTCTAAAAATTTAATTTGATTAAGTATAATTTCTAAATTTTTTTCAAATTGATTTATTAATGATAATCTTCTTTTTTCATACCATTGTAATCTAAATTCATAAAATTCATTAATTATTTCACTAACATTAGAATATGTTTTAATACTACCTTTAGAATCATATAAAGTTAAATTTGATACTTTAATTGTTTTATATAATTTAAGCATTTTATATAATTGATTTAATCCATTTTCATCTACTATTTCTAATAATTTTTTAACAGTTTCTAATTTGTCAGTTTCTACTTTTAAAATAAATTTTACCTCTGTATCTGAACTTAAATTTTGATAGTTTTTAAATAGCGAATCTTTTGATTCAACTAATTCTTCTAAAAATTCTTTATAATCTGAAGTCCATAATTTAACAGGTAATTCTGTTATTTCTATATTTTTACCATCATATAATAATATACCTTCTGAAATAAATGTATTATCATCATAATTAAATATTCTTCCTTTAAAATTATTATAATATGGTATTAATTTTAATTGTTGATGCTTTCCATTGAGTTTTCCAATAAGATATTCTAAAATATCTTTAATATTATAATTAGGTATAGAAGTCGAAAATCCAGTTCCTATACCTTCTGCTCCATTTATTAAACATAATGGAACTATAGGTAAATAAAATTTAGGTTCTATTGGAATTCCATCATCATCTAAATGTTCTAAAATAGTATTATCTTCTTTTTTAATAATTTTAAAAATAAATTCAGTTAATTTTGTAAAAATATAACGTGCGGATGAATGGTCTTTACCACCTATTAAACGAGTACCAAGTTGACCTATTGGTTCTAATAAATTAATATTATTTGAACCTACAAAATTTTGAGCTAAATTTATAATTGTGCTAACTAACGATTGTTCACCGTGATGATATGCTGTTATTTCTGCAACAGCTCCTGCTAATTGTGCAATTTTCATTTCATTTATTAAGTTTCTTTTAAAACAAGCATAAATAACTTTTCTTTGCGATGGTTTAAAACCATCAATTATTGAAGGTATACTTCTTATATTATCATAATTACTAAAATGAATTAATTCTTGATGAATAAATTGTTTTATTGTAATGGTAGTAGGTGGTTCTAATTGTAAAATATTTTTTGCATCATAATTCATTAACCATTCTTTTCTTTGATTAACTTTTTCTTTTTCAAATGCTAATAAAATATCTGGATTTCCCCCTTTTTTTTGAGTATCAAGAATATCAATTGTATTTGTAGTTAAATTAATAAAATATTCTTGTGCTTCTTTAGCAGTTGATGTACCTAAACCTTTATAATATTTAATTGACCATTTATTTGTATCATTGTTATCTTTCCATGTTGTATATGTTCTTAAATTAGCAAAACTTAATACTTCTGTTTTGTAAGTTGCTTTAACAACAGGTGTTACTAATATTTTTAAAAATCCTTTTTCTTCTATTAAATGTGGATAAAAATAATCCAAAAAATTAATAAATAAACCTTTGATATGAGAACCATCTTCATCTGCATCCATCATTAATAATATAGAACCATATCTTAATTCTTCTCTTTTAACACCAGATTTTAATCCAAGTATTTTTTTAACATCGGTAATTTCTTGATTATTTGCTATTTGACTGGTTGAAGCTTCACGAACATTTAATAATTTACCTCTTAATGGAAAGACACCAAAATAATTTCGTCCATCTTTAACTGCAGAAATACCAGAAATAGCAGTTGCTTTTGCCGAGTCTCCTTCTGTTAAAATTAAGGTACATTCTATTGAACGTTTTGAACCTGCATAATTGGCATCTTCTAGTTTAGTAACACCTTTTATTTTAGTTTTTTTAGAACCTTCTAATTTTGATAATATTTTTTGACTTGATAATGATACAACTTGTTTAAGATTATTTATAATATCGGATTGTTTTAATAAATCCCAAAATTTATTATTTATTTCACATTCTATTCCAAATTTAGTTGAAGGAGTCATTAACTCTTCTTTTGTTTGACTTGAAAAAGATGGATTAATTATTGATGTTTTAAGAGCTATATTTAAATAATCCTTTATTAATTTTTTAGTTAATTCTGGAGATACCATTTTTTGTAATTTAGGAAAGATAACATCAATAAAATATTCTAAATGTTTACCTCCTCTACTTGTATAAATACCATTAACAAAAGATATGTGTGTATATGTATCATAATTATTATTATTAAATCTAATTGCAAATTCCCACGATCTATTAAAATTATTTTTTCCACAATTACCTATAATCCAATCTGATTGATAATAATTTAAATAATTTTCCCAAGATGATTTATCAATTGTTTCATTATTTAATTTAATTTCAACAGATGGAGTAACAAGTCCAACTAAATCAATAACCCGTTTTTCTAATAAACTTTTCATTTCATTAAAATTATCTATTTTCCCAAATTTTTTAAAATCAGGATAAACAGTAATTTTAACACCACCTTCTCCTGATATTATTTTATTAATTTCTGGTTTATTTATTTTTGATAAATTATCTTCAATAACTTGTCTATAATAAAGTTTTCTTTTTTTATCCCAAACTTCAATGATAAATTTTTTTGAGAATATAGCAGTTAATTTTGACCCTAACCCATGTGTTCCCCCAGTTATTCTTTCTTCAGATTCATTATAATTTGTTGAAGTCATCAAGTTAGCAAAAATTAGTTCAGGAATATAAATTTTATGTTCTGGATGTTTTTCTACATCTATACCAATACCATTATTATAACAAATAAAATGGTCATCAAATATTTCAACTTGTATTTTATTTAATGTATTATCACGAATATTTTGATCATAAGCATTAACAATTATTTCATCAAAAATTTTATATAAACCAGGAGACCAAGAAATATTTTCTAAAACAATTTTATTATTTTTAAAAATAAATTGTCTATCAGAATGAAAATCTATATCGCCTATATACATACCCGGTTTTAATAGAACATGTTCTATTGGAGATAATTTTTTATATTTTTTTGATAATTCACTATCTGTCATAACTAAATTTAGATTTTTTTAAAAATTGACAAATTTTATTTAAAGATTATAAAATATTATGTTTAATGGATATTACTAATATAGCTCGTACTAATTATATAGAAAAATTAAATAAAATTATTGATAAAAAAAATAGCAAATTAATAGAACAATCAATTTATGAATTTACTATTGATTATGCAACTGTTAACGATACTCCCTCTTTAATTGAGCAAATTTATGAATCAAAAACTGAAGAAATTATTAATCTTTTAAATAATAAAGAATTTTATCTTTTTAAAGCTATTAAAGAAAATGTTATTGATGTTTCTAAAATTGGTTTTATGAAACCAACTGAATTAAATCCTGATAAATATAATAAAATTATTAAGAAAAGAATGAAAGAAGAAGATAAAATTAATAATCAAGCTGCATCAACTGTTTATACTTGTAAAAAATGTAAGAAAAATAAATGTCAAGTTACACAAAGACAAACTCGTTCAGCAGATGAACCAGCGACAACATTTGTAACTTGTATAGAATGCGGATATCAATTCTCATTTAATTAATATAATTTTTTATGTTCCATCATTAATAGTTATATAACCACATACATTACATTCAATATAAATAGTTGCTGGTTCATCAGCAGCCCGTGTTTGTCTTTCTGTAATAGTAATTTTTCTTTCACCACATTTAGAACATTTATAACCACTTGAAGTAGGTAGATTTTTTTTTTTAAAATCTTCTATTTCTTTCTTTTTAATAATTTTTTCATATTTATCAGGATTTAATTCATCAGGTCTCATATACGCAATTTTAGTAGGATCTATTTTTTCTAATTCAAGAGCATTGATTAAAAATTTCGATTTATTATTTACTAATAAATTATAAATTTCATTAAATTTATCAGAATAAATAGACTCTAATAAAAAAATCATTTCTGTTTCTTCAGTATAAGCTACTGCAAATAAATAAATTGATTGTTCTATTTTTTGAGCAATTTTTGTTTTTAATAATTCACTTAATTTTTTAATATTATTTTCTCTATCCATTAATTTAATTTATAAATAAATTATCTAAATCTATTTGTTTATCAATTAAATTTTCTGAATTTTCAAAATTTATAGTTTCTTCTTTATCAGATTCATTTATTAGTTCAATATTTTTATAATATGCTTCAATAATCCATTTTTGAAGTGGTTTAATAAATCCATTAGAATTAATAGTAACAAATTTATCTATTCCTATATTTGTAAAATTAATTTCTTGAGTTAAATCATAAATAGACATTATTTCTTCACCTTTAAATGTATCATTATAACCATTATTTAAATTTACTTGTTGTACATCATTATATTTATCTTTATTAATTAGTCGAGGATGAAAAAGCTTATGAGATAAAGGTAAACAACCTGTATTTAAATCTATTATTAATTTTTTATTAGAATTATTATAAAGATTATACCAAAAAGGAACATGTAATGAATATTTTATTAAATCTTTAATTTCAGTTTCATTTAACCAAGTACCAAATCCACGCATACGATTTTTATTAATAATTTCCATAGGATCATTTGTACCGGAAACATATTTATAATCAATATTCATATAAGTTAAATGTGCCGATATACAAGATGGTGTCATATAGACGTTATTACCATCATAAAAAGCACGCACACATGGTAGATGAAATTGGCTTACTATTCCCATTTGACAAACACCATAAATCTTAAAAATTTCAAGAGGATGATTTAAATGTGTACTAGTAATTCTATATTTATAATTAATTTTTATACTATTTAAAATTTCTGTATTTTCTTTAATCATATTAATATGAATTTTAATTTCAAAATCATCTACTTCTTTGAAATAATCAGGATAATTTTTCTTTAAATTTTCTTTTTCTTCTTCATTAAAATCTTTTAATTCTGTTTCTATATATTTTTTATAATCATCTTTAATAAATGGTTTAAATAATAATATAATTTCATTATCCTCTATATTTTTATAAATATGTTCAAAAGTAATATTTTTATTAACAATATTATTTTTAATCCAATTATTATTAACAAAATAATGCAATTGAAAAAGTCTATTTAATTTAATATGATTTGGTTCAGCGTATGGAGTATAAATATTACAAATATTAACTACTATTTGATTAAAAAAGTTTTTTATTGATTCCATATATTCAAATATATTGTCTTGTTTTACCATAATATCAATATCAGACGTAGCATAATATTCATTAATATAACGCATAAATCTTTTATCTTTTGTGTCTTCATTGAACATATTTTCAAGTGGATGTTGTTTTTGTAGACAAGCAGTCATAATTGAACCACTAATTGATATTTTCCATTTTTCCCATTCAATATTATTAAATAGATTTACTTCTGAACTATTTGAAACAAATAAATTTAAACGGTGTTTAAATTCATCTAAATTACATATTCCGTAATTATATAATTCTTTATAATTTTTAATACCTCCTATATTTTTTTCAGGTATTAGTATATCATCTGAAACCATAATTGGCATATAAGGATTCATTTTTGGAAATTTAATATCAAAAGGAAAAACAGGTAGTTTAGATGCAGTATTAATATCAAAAATAAATTCATCTTTGATATTTATATTACGTTTTTTAATTGATTCATCAAAATAAAATCTTAACCAAGCATAACCCATCAAATATCTAAATAATGGTGCTTTGGATAATAATTCATCTCTCATTAAATCTAATACTTTTTCATTATTTACAACAAGATGACATAATTTTTTTGATACCATTAAATTTGCAAATAAATAATATCTATTTGTATTATCTAAAGTTTCTAGCATTTTAAAAATGTCTTCTTTTGAATAATTACAGGAAGGTGATATATTATAAAACCTGTAACCATTTTTTTCATTATTATTTGATGCATCTACATATTTTTTTGGTTTATGAATCATATTTAAATAATCTTCATTGTCTTCTTTATTTTTATCTTTGTTTTTTAAAATTCTTTTTTTAAAAAATCGACGGTCTTTAAATGGTTCAGTTAAATTTGATAAACAATTATATGGCATTTCCCAGTAATTACTTTCTTCCAGATTTTTAATTTTAATTTCTAAATGTAAATTATTTTTTACATTTTTAAAATTATCACCAAAATAAACTGAAAGTAATATTGAATTATATAGTTTATCTAAAGTATATCTATCAAAATCACCAAAATTATTAATAATATTTTTGAATGAAATATTTAAAATTGGTATTACCATATTATCTTTTTTAAAAGTAAAACCAAAATTATTAAACATTTCACATTGTTCTTTTGAAAAAATACAAACTCTATCAAATATTTTTTTATTTTTTATAATATTAATTGAAACTTTCCATAAAATTAATTTATTTTTTAATTGTTCAAAATCATTATTATCTATTTCTTTTTCATATAATTTAATAGGAAGTTGTTCATCATTCTTTTTTACTAAAAAATATGCTTCTTGAAAATATTTAAAAACAGTATTCTGTGAAAGTTTAATAGTTGTTTCATCAATATTAAATGTTTTATTAATTAATAATATCGGATTAGTTATTAGTTGTTCCATTATTTATTTATTAATTTAATAAATAAATAAAAAAACAATTTTTTTTGTTTTTAAATTAATAAATTATTTTTTCTAATTTTTCTTTATTATATTTAATATAATCTTTAGTAATCATATCATTAATAACAATATCTAAAAAGTCTATATTAAATTCAAATAAATCCATAGATTTTTTAATTTTAGACATTAGTTCTATTTTTTCTAATGATTCTTTTTTGAGAAAATGATTAATCCATGTTGATAATACTTCTTCACGAGATAATATTAATTCTTTTTCTCTACGAATATTCCAAATATCTGCATAACCGGATGAAGTAAAAAAGAGATCAATATAATTTGTTGTAATTTTACTAATATCTGAATTTATTTTAATATTAGAATCTTCTAATATAATAATTCCACCTAACAATAAAGATGAAACTATAGATTTTTTAAAATGTTCATTATAACCAGAAAATATCTGAAAATTAATTAAATCATTTTTTGAAATTTTATTTACTTTATAAATATGTTCTAAAATTATAAATTGAATTGGTAACATTTTAAATTCGATTCCATTAAAATCAAATATTACTTCTCCAAAATGAGGATACCAATTTAATTTTCTTTTATTTTCATATCTTAATTTATAAAATTCACTATAAATATACATCATATTAAATAGAATATAAGCATTCATATATTTTTTTAAAAAATCATTAGGAATAATCCCTTCTGAATAATTTGCATCCCAGTTATTATATGATGAAGTTATAACATTCATTACATTAACAATATCATAATTATAACCAATTAAATCTTGAAATGGTTTATTTTCTTTTTTAATATTATCAGATAATTTAATAAAATTTTCTTTATCATATATTGTAGATTCAATATCAGTTAAAATTTTATTTGTTTTGTATAATAGTTTATCACCAAATATGTATTGTAAAACATCATAATATTTTCTTTCTATTAAAATATTTGGTTTATAAAGAAGTCTATTGACTAACATGCGATTATATTTTTCAATAAAAACATCTTTATTTTTTATATTAGAACAAAAATATAAAATGTTATATAAATTATTTATTTTTTCAGTTATAATATTTATATTAATTGTTTCTAATAGTAGATTTTGTGAATTTTCATATGAAAATATTTCAGAAATTTGTATATTAATTATATCACGTGAATGTCCGCTAGGTAAAACTAATTCATGTATAGTTTGAAAACATTTTATAAGATTTTTTAAGTCAATCTGTTTATCTTCTTGTATTCTTATAACAAAAATATTTAATTGATTTGTAAATTGATGAATTAAAGTATTATCGTATTTAAATATAGTTTTAAAAATATTTTTATTATATTCAATTAAATAATATAACTCTATGAATGAACAAAAATTCATTATTTTAATAAATGAGTACCAAATAATATTAATAATACTATTGGTAATAATACTAATATCATTACCAATATATGAATAAAAAGTTTCTACTTTTTGATAAAGAGATAAATTTTCTTTAAAATTAATAATTTGTTGATAGTTTTCATTTGATATAGGATAAGTTTTATTAATATTTTTATCCATAATTGTTTTTATAGAAGAAGAAATAATAAAAAGAAACCATTGATAACTTTTTGTATCAGGATTAACTATTGAAATTTTTTTCATTACTGTAGTTAATTTTTTAATACTATTAATATTATTTTTGTCAAGAGTTGAAAGTTCATATGTTAAAAATGTTAATAATGATGGATCAGTAATAATTTTATGATATAATTGAGATAATCCATATGACATAATTTTTTCATTATCAGAAATGAAAAAAGAACAAATATTAATTTTATCAAAATAATTTTTGATTAAAGTATTTAAACCAGAATCAATTTCAAAATTACCTTTTTTTATACTATTACGAATTGCTATTTTTTTTTCTTTTAAATAATTATCCAAGTGTCTTAAAATTATTTCAAAAATATCAATATCTTTTCTAAATCTAATAATTTGTATAATTAAATCATTATGAAATACACGTTGATTAGAATTCAAAAAAAGATTTTCAAAATAATTATCAAGCTTTGATATTAATTCATCATTTGATAAATTACTTATATCATTCTGAATAATTGCAAATTTATCTTCCATTTCTTATATTATTTGAAATATATTTATATAGTACATTAATCAATTTTTTTAATAAACAAAAGGATTGTATCTTGGAACATCAAAATTATATAAATTTACTTCAAATTCTCCTTTAGATTTATCTAACCAATCTAATTCTATTTTATCTTTATCAAATAGTTCTTTATCACCTTTAACTTTAATAGGCATTTTATTTGGAAAACCATATCTATCCATTCCTGTTACATAATATTCCCATTGATTTGAACCCATATATTTTTGTCTTCCAAATAATTGTAAAATTTTTTCATCTTCTCTTCTTACTAAAACACCAACTGATTGATAATTATCAGGTACTCCTCGTGTTGGGATATTAATAATATTTTTTACTTCTCTATCCGGATATATATGTTCTGGTTCTCTTCTTTCAGGTGGTACGAAATCATCATTTACTACTTCTCTATCTCTTTTTTCTAAAATAATTCTTTTTTCAACAAAAGGAATAACTATAGGTCTATTAATTATTTCTTTAATTTTTTCAGATTCACTTGTTAAAGGATTATTTAAATCTAATTTAAATTTTTTTTGATTTAAACTATAAATATAATATAAAGTTATTGTAGTAAATACAATAAATAAAACAATATAATGTTCTTTTGGTAAACAAATGGTATTACTCATAATATAAATATATTAGAAAATAGTCTTCGAAATATTTAATTTTTTTAATAAACTACTAAATAAAGTATTATTTCGCTATCTCCAATATTTATATTTTTTTGATAAATAAATTTTGATTTTTTTAAAATATATAAAGATAAACCTAGATGAATATCTAAAAAAATATCATTTTCAAAAAATAATCTGGAATTTATCAAGTGTGATTTTATATAATAATGTATTAATGAATTAGTAGAAGGTTCTAACATTAAACCATAGTTTAAAATTTGTCTAGATTCTGTTGTATTATTATAACTAATAGCCGGATAACACCAAGCCCATATCCATAATTTTGATTTTAAATCAAATAGACCAAGATATGAAAATTTACCAGTATATACTTCTTCACCATTTTTTTTAAATATTATTTTTTTATCTTCAGAATCTGTTATCAATTTAATATCTTTAATATTAATATACTCTTTATATTTTGATTTTGATTTATCTAAAATATCTAATTTATCTTTAATGAAAGATTTTATATCATTATTATCATTATTATCCATATAATATAATATATAAGATTAAAAATATAATAAAGACTTATTTTAATTGTTAATAATGTATTTATTTCTATTATCAATTGTATTCATTAATATTTTTTTTATGAGTAAAGTGTTTGTTTTTCTTTTAGAAGTTTTATTAACGTCTATTGTGTTGCCTTTAATGAATTATACTAATCAATTACACCAAAATAAATATCGTTTAAAATTACATAAATTTATTATTAATGATGATGAAAATAATATTAATTTAGATTATGATTTAAGTGATGATGAAAATAATTTTGATTTAAATGATGAATTATCAAATTATGATTCAGATGATATAAAATTAAATGATTTTACTTTTATAGATGATAAATTAGATTAAGTATTTTACATAATATTTTATAATGAAATTTTATTTAGAAAAATAAAATCACTTTATAATAGATGAATAGTAAAAAACCATATTGTATAAATTGTAATAAATGTGGTCATAATTCAAAAGAATGTACAGAACCTATATATTCTTATGGAATAATTTGCATAAAAATAGATGATATCATTATTCCTTCTCCTATTCTTATTGAAAATTATTTAATTAATAAAATTATTGATATTGATGAATTTAATTTATTAAATTTATCAAATTTAAGTAAAATAGATCATTATAAAGATAAAATAAAATTTTTAGTTATTCAAAGAAAACATAGTTTTTCATATGTTGAATTTATTAGAGGAAGATATGATGAAAATGATTTTAAATCATTTCAATATTTATTAAATTTAATGACTAAAACGGAAATAGAACAAATTATTACAAATGAATTTAAAATATTATGGAATGAATTATGGCAAAAAACTTCTAAACATATAGCTTTTCAAAAAGAATTTGAAACATCTCAAAAAAAATTTAATCATATAAAAAAAAATTTTAATTTATTAGAAATTATAAATTTTAAAAATTTATATGATTCAACTGAATGGGGTTTTCCTAAAGGAAGGCGTGATAAAAATGAAAAAAATTTAGATTGTGCAATTAGGGAATTTAAAGAAGAAACAGGAATAGAATCAGATAATTATGTAATTTTAAATAGATTAAATACTATTGAAGAAACTGTTATTGGATTAGAAAATTATGTTTTCAAATTAGTTTATTATATAGGGTTATCATTTAATGAAAATAAATTAGAAATGATAACAGATCATCAAAAATATGAAACAAGTGATATAAAATGGATGACTTATGAAGATATTATTCCTAAAATTAGAGAATATTATCTAGAAAAAATTAAAATAATACATAAAATTTTTTTTATGATAATTAATATAATAGAAAATATATATCATAATAATCAAATATTAGGTATCACATAAATTGATTAGTTGTTTTAGAAATATTGCTTTCCATTAGTAATATATAAATTTAATGTAGGTATTATATTAGTATTTAACATATTTAGACATGCAATTTGTCCTTCATTTTTATTAACTTCATTAGTTAATAATTCTGCACACTTATTAAGTAACTTTAAAACTATTTTATAAAATACCTTTTCATTTTCAAATGTTCCCTTCCAAAAAGATGATAAACCATCATTAGTTTGTGTGTTTTCCCATATTTTATAGATAGTAGTTTTTCCTTGATTAGGAATGCTTAGTTGTATATTTTTAAATGTAAAACTAACAATTAACATAATATTAGTTTGACCATCTACTATAGTTGCAGAATTTGAGTTATAACTAAAACTATCGAGTATCACCACATTGCCATCCTTTTGTATTACCTGGCTATCCTTTTGTATTACTTTTACCTCATTTATTGGTTCGTTTGTTGATTTATTTATTGGATCAGGTAATTCTTCACATTTGAGATTGAAATACTTAGCTTTATATTTTAAATATTTTTCCTTATACATTAATGTATATAAGAAATTATTTTTAATAATAAAGAAATATTAAGTATCACATATATAAATCACTTAACTCTATTAGTTTATTTAGACATTCTTGTTTTTTGTCAGTTTTATAAGAATCTTTTTCTATTAATTGTATAGCTTTAGAAACTAATCTTTTAAAAATAGTTTTTTCTTCATTAGTGGTTGGTAACCATAATTGTAAAACGTTTGTTGGTACTTTTGTCCATATTGTATA